TCACGCCGGACATGAAACCAATTCATCTTCAACGTGAACGTATTTTTCAACCGATCCCTGCCAGCGCAGCTGTACGCCCTCATGGAAACGGCAGCGCTCGTACTCACTACCGAGGCCGCCCTCCACCGCATGCGGAGGCACTACCAGGCATCGAGCATGCGAAGTTTCCGCGATGAACCCGTAGTCCTTGGCGCGCTTGATCGCATTCGAAACAGTCGGACCCGACGCCGGTATCAGGCGACCATCCGCCGACCGCTTACCGAGGCGATTAGCGATCTCGCCCTGACTGAAGTTGGCATGCCCGTTCGCTCGATGCTTGGCGAAAGCAAGGCCGGCGACGCGCAGCCAATCCGGCAATTTCGGATTGGCAGCACGCTCCATCCAAGCGCCTTGGCGATGACGACCGAAGGGGTTGACGCGACTCATGCCACACCAGCCGCCGCCTCAGTAGCCACGCCCTCCCCACGCCGAGTCGCCTTCTCGCAGTCCGCGACCCACGCCAGCACGTCGGCGCGTCGGTAACGCACCCGACCCGCCAGCTTGAACGACGCGGGACCACTCCCCGTAGCGCGGTAGTACCGCAAGGTCCCCACAGGGACACCGAACTCTGCCTCGACATCCTTGGTGTTCATAAGGACATCCCTGGCGGCCATCGGATCGATGCTCCGGACGTTGGTTACCATCACCCTCCTTAACCCTCATGCGCTTGACTTTCAAGCGCAGTAAGCAACATACACGTCCCGTCAACCGAGTCAAGCTTGATTACTAAGCGTTTGTGGAATATCTTTGCATCATGGATCGCTCCCACGACGACGGTTTCAAGAGTTCAGACCCGCAGGAACAAGACCGGGAGCTGGCAGAGCTACAACAGGACGTGTTGACTGCAGAGCTGGCCGACCTCGCCGCTGCGGCAGACCTGACCCACTTCAAGGAACAGGTCTTCGAGCACTGGGAGCGAGACTTCGGCGAGAAGATGCGGCAGTGGCGGAAAGCACGCAACTGGTCCCAGGAAGATGTCGCAAACAAGCTCCGCACGTACGGGTTCGATATGCACCAAACGACGGTCGCCAAGATCGAACGCGGGGCCAGGCCGCTCCGCGTCGCTGAGGCCGCCGCCATCGCCTTCATCTTTCGCGTACCGCCCCTTGCCGTCTTCCTCGGTCCCCCAGCAGAACCGACACCGTGGGCACTCGGCGCACTGCAAAAAACGATAAGCACGGCTCAGACCACACTGGAGATGCTGCGAGATCAGATGAAGGAAAGCGCAAGGCAATTCGTCGAGCAAGAGGCAGAGGTGCTCGCTCTCGCTCGCATCCTCAACGAGACCGCCTTAGACGCAGAAACCAGGCAGACCGCAAGCGAACCCACAGAGAAACGAGGGCAGGATGACCCAGAGGCGTAACCGTAGAGCTGGCGTCGAGGACCGCTGGCAGAAGTCAGATGGTTCGCCGACTGCGTCATCCGGTATCGGTTTACGTTGGCGCGCAAGGTACGTCGACGCAGACGGTCGCGAGCATGCAAAGGGCTTCCGCACGAAATCAGAAGCGACCCAGTGGCTCAACGGAATAGTCGCCGCGCAGGAGACCGGCAACTACATCGATCCCCGGCTGGGCAAGGTCACATTTCACAGCTACTACCAGGAATGGTCAAAGTTGCAGACGTGGGAAACCAGCACGTCGAAGGGCATGAACCTGGCAGTCAACTCGGTGACCTTCGGCAACGTGCCGTTCGCGGATTTGAAGCCATCCCACATCGAGGCATGGGTTAAGTGGATGCGAGACAAGCCCTTAGCAGCTTCCACCATAAAGACACGCTTCAACTACGTCCGCTCAGTCATCAGAGCAGCAATCGGCGACCGCTACCTTGCCCACGACATCTCAGCCAAGGTGACCCTGCCCAGGCGTCCTAAAACCTCTGACGTGATGGCGATCCCGACGCCCGCCGAAGTCGGCGATCTGCTCGGCTCAGCGGATGACCGGTTCACCGCCTTCGTTGCCCTCTGTGCATTCGCGGGCACCCGGCTCGGTGAAGCCGCCGGCCTCCGCGTCGGAGACATCAAGTTCCTGACCAAAGAGATTCGGATCGAGCGCCAGGTCCAGCGAGCCAACGGCGGCGCTGTAGAAATCCGGCCACCCAAGTACGGGTCGGTGCGCACGGTCTACGTGCCGGACGAAGTCCTACACATCTTGAGCGAGCACATTCGCTTACACCTGCCCGACAGCAACCCAGAGCGATGGATGTTCCCCGGCCAGGGCGAAAACCCCCTCCACCAGAACTCAGTCGGTTACCGATGGCGTAAGGCTCGCGACACAGCGGGCGTCGACTACGACCTTCACAATCTCCGGCACTTCTACGCCTCTGGCCTCATCAGCGAGAACTGCGACGTGGTGACGGTTCAACGAGCGCTCGGTCACTCGTCGCCAAGCGTCACGTTGAACACGTACGCGCATCTGTGGCCTAACGCCAACGACCGGACACGGAAGGCCGCCGCAAACCTCTTCCAAGCGGCGGTTAACCCTGCTGCGGACGAACTGCGGACAGACAGCCAATAAATAGCTGCTGAGCTGGCCTTCTACACGTTGAAGCGGAACTCCACCACATTCTGTAGTCGAACAACGTCTAGGTCTAGCCTGTGAGACATGACCACCGAAACTCCCCGGCGAGCGGCGCTGTACCTCCGCATCTCGCTCGATGCGACCGGCGAACAACTGGCCGTCAAACGGCAGCGGGAACTGTGCGAGGCCATCGTGAAGCAACGCGGCTGGGATGTTGCGGGAGTCTACGAGGACAACTCGATCAGCGCGTCTGACGCCCGCAAGCAACGCCCCGGCTACGACGCCTTGGTGAGCGCATACGAGGCCGGGACGTTCGACGCGCTTGTCTGCTACGACATGGACCGCTTAACCCGCCAGCCCCGGCAGATGGAGGACTGGCTAGACGCTGCCGAAGCTCGCGGCCTGGCGCTGGTGACGGCGAATGGTGAGGCCGACCTGACCACCGACGCGGGCCGGACCTTTGTACGCGTCCGCATGGCCTTCGCCCGCGGCGAGGTCGAGCGGAAATCAGCCCGTCAGCGAGCCGCAGCGCATCAACGGGCGAAACTCGGCAGGCCGCCACTCGGCGTTCGCCTGACTGGCTACACACCCAAGGGCGAGACGATTCCCGACGAAGCCGAGTTGGTGCGGCGCATCTTCAAATGGTTTCACTCCGGTGAATCCCTGCGCTCGATTGCTCGGATGCTGACCGAGGAGGGCACTACCGCCCGCAACGGTCGACCGTGGAACCCTTCGAGCGTGCGGGGCATCCTGACTAACCCGCGCTATGCGGGCCGCGCCATCTACCAAGGCGAGGTAATGCCCGAAGCTGAGGCCAATTGGGAAGCATTCGTTTCGGGCGACGTGTTCGACGTTGTTCAATCGCGGTTGAACGACCCCAACCGTAAGACGAATCGCGTTGGCACAGACCGGAAACACCTGGGTTCAGGCCTGTTCTTGTGCGCGGAGTGCGAGCAACCTACGTCGTCTTGGTCGCAGGGCCGCTACCGCTGCAAGGACAAGCACGTCAATCGCTCGCGAGGGCAAGTGGATTCGTACGTGCTCGATGTGATCGCGGAACGTCTTCGGCTGCCAGATGTTGCCGACCTCCTCAAGACAGAGGCCGACCTCACTCCCCTACTGACCGAAGTCGACCGGCTGCGCGAACGTCAGCAGAGGATCGCCGCGGACTACGACGCCGACCTAATCGACGGCCAGAGGTATGCCGCAGCCAATGAGCGCGTGAAGGTCGAACTTGCCGCAGTGCAACAGAAGCTCGCCGAGGCCGACCGCGGCACGGCACTGGGGGAAGTGTTGGGCAGCCCTGACCCGGCAGCGACATTCCTGGCGCTGGGCGTCATGCAACAGCGGGCAGCGATTGCGGCTCTAGCGACTGTGAAGCTGTTTCCAGGCACCCGCGGTTCGCGAACGTTTGACCCTGACACGGTTCAGATTGATTGGCGAGCAGGCTAGTTCCACCCGCGAGGATCGCTACCAGCTCGGCACGCTGGGTCAGCGTGAGCGGCGGTGCCTTGGCGACAGTTTCGCGGATGCATCGCGCCCGCTTCTCCGCGGGCGTCTCGTGTTGTGTGTCCATGCAATAGGGCGGCGGCTCCGTTCGTCGCTGTAGATCCTGCTACGCCCCTGCAAACACCATCTCCGCTTCCCTGTAAACGCCACTGACTACTCGTCATACTTGTAGCCAACAGTCGGCAAATCCCGTATCCAAGGTTTGCTGCTATCCTTAGAAGTGAAGGCGGTGAACATATGTCACATGCACAGAAGGTTGCCAGCCTGCCGACAGAACGAGCAATCGCAGAATCGTACCGGCGTCCGCTACGGGCTGAAGGGCCGAACGTTCCGTCAATCCAAGCAGAGCAGCTAGCACGAAGCTGGCGTAAATACTAACCAGCACAAAGCTTTACAATCAGCACAACTCGCTCTGCCATCAGGCTTAGCGTTAAAGGCCTCCGCGTCCTTCCTAAGAGCCGCCGCCTGGAAACCTCGGGATTATCGGACATCCCGCACGGGCCAAGCGGATAACGGATTCAACATCTCTAGCGTCAGCGCGGCGTCGTGGTATCCAAACATGTTGTGACAGAGGTGTATCCAAATCACCTGGCAGACTAGTAGCGAAGCGTCACCTAAAGCGATCCGCGAACGTCAGTGAGCGCCACACCGGCAAGTTACCTGCCGCAGTTAGCAGAGTCGCTCCGCTGCGCTACGCTCCGGCATTGGCATTGGCATTGGCATCAAAGAAGAATCAGAATCCCCGCGAACGCAGTGAGCGGCTACCCGGCCCGCAACTACGGATCATGCCCCGCAGCGCCACCTACCCAAGTAGGCAGCTCGCTGCGCTCCACTCCGCTCGGGTGACATAGTCCACCAACAGAATTTGGAACGGCCAAGATGGCAAACGAAGACGAGCAGCTCACGATCGAGCAGGCTGCCGCGTACCTCAAGGTAACGGTCTCCACGATGCGCCGCTGGCGGCAGGACGGAACCGGTCCCGTCAGTTGGCTCGAAGGCCCGCGCCTGGTCTACCCACGTTCCGAACTCGACCTGCACCGGGCACGCCAGCGTCAGCGGACAATCCGCGGTGATGGAGTGAACAAGTGAGTCTCGTTTATCCGACAACGATCACGGTCACAGGCAATCCGGCCCAGCACGGCACCGCTGACCTAGCTTTGACTTTGGATGTCAACTGCACCAACGATATTCATGTCGTCGTTACCGCGGAGCAGCTCGTAGCCTTGCATCGCGACATCGGCCACAAGCTGACCAGCATCCCGTATCGGCTTGTCTCCGAGGAGGTCTCGAATGTCTGACACTCACGGCATCGCCAAAGTCATCATGGTAAAACCCAGCATCGTTCAAGTGGTCTGCTACCACTGCGAGGGCGTACACACTCATCAGCGGTCATCGCTGGGAAGCCGCGAAGTCGTGGCCCCTTGCAGCCGCCCTGGCGGCCTCCGCACCTACGCCATCCCTCACCGAAAGACCGGTCATGACAAACGACGCTGACACCACCGTTATCAACGCCGACGCCGCAACTATTGAGGTGGATGCGGACCACGTGCATGTCACGTACCAGGTAAGCGACCTGCAGCACCCGACCACCATCACTATCAACAAGGGTCTGTTGCGCTGAGTGTCAGCGCGGTGCACCTTCCGCATAGCTGACCACGTATCGCGTGCGACCATGGCCGGTCGCATTCGGATTGAACAGGCACAGACCAGTCAGCCGCTCGCCCGACGGCCCGCCATTCGGCCCCTCGTCTGCAATCCAGCCCTTAATGGTGCCATCCAGTCCATGAACGCTGATGTGCTGCAACACATCCCACACTAGGCCCGCGTAGTCCGTCAGGGTGCAGCGTTCGGTCTCGTCATCGGTTCCGCGCTCGAAGTGGGCAATGGTCTGGATGCCCCACCGATTCAGATCAGTGACGTAGTGCAGCGCTTCCTTGCCGGTGACATCCATGCCCGCTCCCTCCGCTTCTGGCCTCCACATTTACACGAAAGCAGTGACACGTGAGTCTGCCCCGTCCTTGCCTCGGTTGCGGCAAGCCGATCCAAGGCGGCTCACGCTGTCCCGACTGCACGCCCGCCCGCGCCTCTAAAGGCTCCGCGGCAAGCCGCGGATACGACCACCGTTGGCAGCAGCTTTCGGCACGTCTGCGCCGCGCCAGTCCGTTCTGTCAGCAGTGCGGAACTGGCACCGACCTAACCGCCGATCACATCATCCCGAAGGCAGAATCGCCCGAGCTGCGCCTCGAACCGCTGAACGTCCGCATCCTCTGCCGACACCACAACAGTCAGCGTCAGAACCGCGTCACCGAAGGCGAACGTCAGGCCGTCTACGGCGCCATCGCAGCCCGCAAGCAGCGAACCGCACGGCTCCATGCACAGCAGGCGCAGAACACGCCCTGAACGCCACGCTGGCAACGCTTAGGCCATCGCCGGCCCCATCCTGTCCGGCGGGCAATCACGAAGCGGCACAGATCCATACAGATTCATTCCGCACCTTGCCAGGGCCAGGGGACGCCCCCACCAGCGGCGACGCCGGGACCCTTCGTGCAAAGCGCAGAGCCGATTACTCTCCGGTGCCCTTCCTGCGGACGATGCGTTCTTCCACGTCGTTGTATTCGAGCCGCTGGGGAATCGGTGTCTCCCATGGATCGCGGTCCAGCCTGAAAAGGGTAAAGAGCCGCCAGGGTGCTGTGTCCTCGGTGGCGCCGGTAATCCCATCAATGCGCGTGGTCACGCCCTGATCTACCGAAGCGATGCGCATCCACTCGCCGGTTTCCGGGTGCCGAACAACGTCGCCCTTCTTGAGCGCGGCGATAAAGGCCCATTCCTCGCCATCTTCTAAGTCCATTTGGGGAGCATCCCATGTCCGCTGGCCCCAAGGCTGCGGTTGACCCATCTCCGTTGCCGTTTCGGCCTCGGTGTGTGGGTAGTGCACGGTTCGCTGCCTTTTGCCTGAAGTTCATCGCGGTGCCCAAGGGAACCGGCGCTCTTTCCAAGTTGCGTTTGCGCGACTGGCAACGGGAGCTAACCGGGTCAGTGCTCGACGCAGTTCCCACGCCACGCATCGCAGGCTGGTGCCTGCCACGAGGGCAGGGCAAGAGCACCCTTGTCGCGGCATTGGGCCTGTATGAACTGATGTGCGGCGGCGAAGGCGCAACGGTCATCGTCGCCGCTGTTGATGAACGCCAGGCCGGGATCGTGTTCGGCATCGCTAAGCGCATGGTGGAGCTGAACGAAGACCTAGCCAGCCGCGTGCAGGTGTACAAGGACAAGCTGGTGGTGCCGTCTCGCGGCGCTTCGCTCACTTGCCTGCCAGCCTCTCCCGCATCCCTTGAAGGGCTGGACTATTCACTGGCCATCGTCGATGAGATTGGCCGCGTCGACCCTGAAACGTGGGAAGTCATCGCGCTGGCATCCGGCAAGCGTGAGCGTTCAACCCTCATCGGTATCGGTACTCCCGGTCCGCGGGAAGACAACGTCCTGGCGCGCCTCCGGGCCTATGCGCAGGATTACCCCGACGACACCAGCCAGGTGTATCGCGAGTTCAGCGCCGCAGGGTTCGAGAACGAACATCCCACTGACTGTCAGCACTGTTGGGAACTAGCCAACCCGGCGCTAGGGGACTTCCTACACAGGGATGCGCTTGCTGCGTTGCAGCCGCCGAAGATGACGGCAGGAAACTTCCGACGCGCTCGGTTGTGCCAGTTCGTCAACTCCAACGAAAACCCTTTTGTTTCTGAAGCGGTTTGGGATGGCTTGAACACCGGAGTTGATATTGCGCCCGGCTCGGTGGTGGTGCTGGCTCTCGACGGTTCATTCGGCGGTCAAGATTCCGACACCACCGCTCTGCTCCTGGCCACTGTGGGCAAGTCGCCGCACGTGATGCCGCTGCGAGTGTGGAGCAATCCTGACAACTCGCCGACGTGGCGTGTCCCGTTGGTGGAAGTCATGGACGAAGTGCGCAACGCGTGTCGCACGTTCACGTTCAAAGAGCTTGTCGCAGACCCGTTTCGGCTCAATCTCGTACTGCAGCAGCTCGCGAACGAGAGTATCCCGGTATCCGAGTTTCCCCACAGTCCAGCACGGTTGACCAAAGCAACCACCGACTTGTACTCGGCAGCGGTCAATGGGGAGATCACCCACAACGGCGATCCGCTGTTGAAACAGCACGTACTAAACGCGACTGTCATTGAGTCCGATGGCGGTTTGAAGATCGGCAAGGCGTCCCGTCGCCGTAAGGCTGGCCGCGTGGACCTCGTTGCGTGCCTGGTCATGGCTCACAGCCGCGCTACCTGGCTAGCGACACGCAAGCCAAAATCACGGAAAGTCTATTCATTCAAGTGAGTTCACCACTATTGGTCGAGATGCAGCAGCGCCTCAGCGCAGGGCTGGCTCGGCGTGACGAGAACCGGCGCTACTGGGAAGGTCGGCAGCCGCTGGCCTTCCTGGCTCCGGAAGCGCGAGCCGCGCTCGGCAACCGCATGGGCGTACTGTCGGTCAACTTCCCACGAGTAGCAATTGATGTTTTGCGGGAGCGACTGCGGCTCAATGGTTTTGACGGCGACGGATCCGTGTGGGCGGGCCTGATCGGCTGTGACTACGACCAGGTTTCTGACACGCTGCACTGCGAAGCCCTGCTGCAGGGAGAGGCCTTCGTGATCGTGTGGGCCGACTCCGCAGGTAAGCCTGTCGTGTCCATCGAGAGCGGCGACACGGTTGCCGTCAAGCGTGACGACGTTACCCGCGAAGTGGTCGCCGCCGTGAAGCAGGTACGGATTCAAGACTCACCAGCCACCGAAGGCCGCACAGAGACGTGGCTGTATCTGCCCGACCGGGTGGAGCATTGGCGCTCTAACGCTTCGGGCGGTTCGGGTGAGTTCGATCTGATCGAGACGGTGCCGAACCCTCTCGGCGTGGTCCCCGTCGTTCCATTCACAAACTCGGATTTGTTGCCAGCCTGCTGGAAGGGCAACAAGTACTTGGAGTACTCGGGCGAGTCGGAGATTCAGCCACTCAAGAATCTCGTAGATGGGCTGAACAAGACTCTCGCGGATATGGCTGTGGCGCAGGAGTTCACCGCACGCCCGCGCCGTTGGGCGACTGGCATTGAGGCGACCGAGGTACCGGCTACGGGTGCCGATGGTGAGCCGCTTCTAGACGACGACGGCGCTCCGCTTATGGAGACGATCAACCCGATTCCCGAAGGTAGTCGGGCGATGTTCGCCGAAGACTCTGCAGCCAAGTTCGGCCAGCTCGAAGGCGCCAACCTCGCGGGATTCAAGACGGCCGTGGATATTTGGGTGCAGGCGATCCAAACCGTGTCGGCGCTTCCTGCGCATATGTGCGGCATCACGACGGCGAACCCGGCAACCTCTGAGGCGATGCAGGCCGCGGAAGCTGGCTTGACTGCTAAGGCCGAAGCCAAGGCGAAGTTGTTCGGGCGTAGTCACGAGCAGGTCGCCCGCCTGTATGTGGCGGTCCGTGATGGTGTTTCCGTGCAGTCAGTTTCGGTGCGTGCAGTGTGGGGACCGTTCAACGTCCGCAGTGAGGCCGCAGCCGCTGACGCTGCAACGAAGCTCTACGGGTCGGGTCTGCTTTCTCGTCGGGCGACGTTGCGCCGCTTGGGATTCAGCGAGGAAGAGATTGCCGCGGAGCTAGAAGCAATCAACAAGGACGCACAGGACAACCGAGACATCGCGCTGGGAACAGCCATGTCGCAGATCAAGAGTTACGGGTAGAAGACGATGAGCAACCCTGCAGAAGAGCGACAGGACGACGACACAACCGCCGCTGACGTGGTTGCGCCGGAAGCTGGTGCAGATCCGGCAGCGGTCGAATCAGGTGGCGATGACACGTTCTCGCGCGAGTACGTCGAGCAACTGCGCGGTGAGGCTGCGGAACATCGGACTAAGGCCCGCGATGCAGAGGCCCGGACCGAAGCTGTCAGCCGGGAACTGTTCGCCGCCAAGGTTGCGGCCACAGGACGGCTTGCAGACCCGACTGATCTCCCGTATTCCGCTGAGGCCCTGACTGATTCGGATGTTATGAATAAGCAGATTGACGACCTGCTGGCGGCTAAGCCACACTTCGGGAACCGGACGCCTACGGGCAATGTTGGTGTAGGCGTGAAGGATTCGAGCGTCGCAGCCAATGGTTCCGGATGGCTGTCGACGCTGAAAGCTATGGTCTGACTTTATAATTGAGTACAGAGGCCTGGTGCCTCGAACTCCTCTAATCAGGCCTAGATGGCCGATTCACTGTTGCTGGCTTGATGCCGCAATTCGCTTTCCTTTCAAGGTAATTCCGCATGTCTATTGCAATTCCAGCGGGCAACCAGTCCGTAATTCAGGAACAGCTAAGTTCCGCCATCCAGGGACCGCTCCAGGAGAAGAGCACGTTTCTCTCCTTACCCGGCCTGAACATCGTCAATACCAGTGTGCCGCTGCGTATCCCGCGGGCCGCTGCCACATCCCCTGCTGCGGCATTCACCGCCCCTGGCGTGCAGATCGCTGACAGCGACGTGGCAATCGACGAGATCGACTTGCTCCCTTCCGAGCGAACTTCGCTGAAGAGCCTGACCAAGGTCAGTAACGAACTGGTGCGCCAGTCCGCCCTTTCCATTGAGACAGTTCTGACGAACCGAATCGTGGAGGATCAGGCTGTCGTGCTCGATGCCGCACTGTGGGCTGGCACTGGCTCGAGCAATTCGATTACCGGCGTGCTCAAGGCCAGCGGCATCACGAAGACTGTCGACGCCGACCTACTCACGGATCCTGACGTACTGATCGACGCGCTTGCCGCTATGGGCGAGACCTTCGTTACGCCAAGTGTTTTGGTGATGCGCCCGACCACCTTTGCCGCTCTGCGGAAGATCAAGGTCGGAACGACTGACGCCCGCTACGTGTTCGATCCATCGGCAGCGTTCGCCGCTGGCACTCAGCAGCTCTTCGGCCTACCTGTGGTGACAACTACCGCCGTCCCTGCGGGAGCTGTTGCCGTGCTCGATACTTCGCGAATCTTCGTGGCCCGCGATGGTGACGCCGTAGTCACTCCGCTGACCGAGACATTCGGCGACTACGACGCAATCGCGATCCGCTGCGTAACTCGCTACGACGTGGCCCTGACCACTCCGAAGGCCGTAACACTTCTGTCGGTGGCGTGA